TTTACTGTGGTCATGCAGTGTATCCTTCATCCATATAAATAGTACCTTCTATCCAGTACTCTTTCAGCCCTGAACCGTTAGTTAACAACACATCATATTTATATTCGTCAGCAGTAAACGTAGTTGTTTGAGTATCAGTCACGCTCCAAGTGAAAGTTCCACCAGTGGTACTCGTAACAGAAACAGTTGCGTCTGCTGCTTTTGTAGTACGAGAAGAGTCCCATACTTGTGAAGCTAAAGTGTAGCCAGTCAAGTTAACAGCACTACCACCTGAGTCTTTTAATGTGACAGAGACACTATGATCCGATCTTCGTTGGATCGTCATGTCATACGTTCCAGGTGCAATTGCCATTGTTTAATCCGCAGCTTCGGCTGTGTTACCTGCTGCTACCCATTCTAGGTACTCTTGGTAGTCTGTGTTTGCTGGATCAAATGGGATAATTTTCACTTCTGGACTTCCTGATTCATAGTATTTAACCGCATTTATCTTATTAAACATAGGTTCTTTGATTAATTTATAAGTCATAATTTAAAGCTCCGCAGATAAAAGTATTTTACAGGCATCATTACTGGAAAAGAAACCACCAGCCTGACCACCAGTTCCACTTACTCCAGAATTTACATAAAAAGCCCCACTTACTCCAGCATTGTCAGTTCCATCCATCCATTGGAAACCAGTAAAACCATCAAAAGAATCACCAGCACCGTTTCTATAAAAATTATAATAATTAGATCCTGTAGTTTGTACTAATGTTGGGATAGTTCTCATTTGTGGACAGCATCGAAATTGCATATAAATATTCGTTGCATTGTAATAATATCCTGCCCCAAAATAATGATTATTATCTCCTTTGGTTATTTTTTGGCAGTACCTCTGACACCTAGCTAATTCATCACCATACGATCTATGTTCAAAGTCAGTGGCAACGTCTCCTACTTCTAACTGAACTCCTGTAATATAAAGAATATTACTTGTGCTATCCAAGAAATTACCTATCCCAGATACAGCATATTTTTCTGTAGCAGACCAAGCTGTTGAATCACTTGATTGAGAATATGTTGTACCACAGAAAGGGGTAAATCCTAGCCTAAATCCATTTCCATTATCATTATTAATAACACCTCCAGTTGAGGCAGGTAAGGTCACGGAATATCTAGCCCAACTCGTAGTCGGTGTAAAGTTTTTATTAAACCATTTGTCGTTAGTTGCATCAGGAAAATAACAATTCAAGGTTAATGTTTTAGGATTAACAGCTTTCATATACCAAGAAATTGTTATCTGTTTAGCGTCTGATGTTCCTACTCCTAAATCTTGTAAATTCTGAGCTTCAATACCTTGACCCAAGCTAATAAGATCCCCTGATGCAATTGATGAGTCTGTTGATTCACATTGAAGTTTTAGTGAATTAGAAAAACCATTAGGAGATTCAGTTGATTGGCTCATATTAATAGCTCCACCAGTAGCAGCCATCCATAGCCCCCATCTGTCTAATGTTTGCATCTGTGGATCACCATTTGCATGACGTACTACCGATGCCGAGCGTTGTGCTATTTGCATATTTCCATTTATCACCTTGTTCCTGTTGCTTAGATTATTAGTAATCTTTGCCGTACACGTTCCATCAGTTGAATTAACAGAGATCGCATCACTTGATGCTCCTGTTCCTCTGATTGCGTTGACTTTTAATGTGCTCATGGTTTTGGATTGTCACTTTTTACTTTAGCTACTGCATCGACCCATGTAGTAGTTCCATTCTTTTTATCCCAATACTGCATATCTAATTGATCTTCTATTGAGGGATATTCTTTTGCTCTATCTCTTTGATATTTAACAGCAGCATAAGCCGTATCAATTTCTGATCTAGCTGTATCAACCTTAGATTGAACTACATCTACTTTATTACCATCCTTATCTAATCCATAAGTCTTAAATGAATCGTCAATAGTAATGATTAAGGGATAAGCTTTTTTAATTGCTTCGTGATCTAAACTCATCCTGCTACCTCCATTAATGTGATAGATGATGTTGAGTAGTGAGTTCCAGCCGATCTATTAACCCACCAAGATCCAGTATTTTGAATCCTTCCTTGTATTTTATATCCTATTTCATTAGTTGTGCTAGGGCTATGCAAATAAGACCAACTTACACAACTTTGATTGTGTTCAGTATTAGAATTACCATTTGAATATAGTTGTTGAGTCATGTGTCCATTAGTTGATCCTGAGCTGGGTAAAGCAATATCGGCATAATTTGTATTGTCTGAAGCATATATAATCTTGAACACAACTACCCCATAATTCCAAGATTCACCAGCAGCGTGAACGTTTGCTGTTACGAGTATTTTACTTGAACTAGACGTAGGAGTTATGCTGCATTTCATACCCGTCACTTCTACAAAACTTGCTGATTCTGAGGTGAATGTGTCGCTTTTGTATGTTTGTTTGACCTGAAGAATATTCCCTGCTTTAGGACTTGTAGTTGTTAATATCGTTCCATTTGCATTACTTGGAACGTATAAAGTTCTATCAGAAGCAGGGTTGGATTCTGGAGCCGCAATACTTACGGCATTTCCTGATGCGTGTTTTAGCTTAATTGAACTCATTTAACAAGCCATGAGTACGCAAGGATAAGCCTTACTTCCATCTGCATAAGTAGCCGTTGAGTTAGTTGATATTACTTTAGCAATAGTACTACTGCGGACAATATCATCAGCTTGTGGCTTAGCTGTTCCATTCCCTGCCGAAATCAATAAATCACCTCTTGCAACAGTTGTTGAAGCTGCAACACGAATGACCATATCCCCAGTCATTGCAACATAAAAATCGTTAACGATTGTGTCGTCATCATCATCCCATGCCCAAAAAACTCCAGCTACATCTTTATCTCCCTCTACATCAGAAATTTTTGTCATATTTAACTGTTGATTATCTTCTGCATATGCAGCTTTTTTAACATCACCTACATTTTTACCTTCTGGAATTTGACCGTCTGTCTTGTCTTGTTCTGTATAAAGTTCATCTGGATGAGACCAAACACATAAATCATCAAGGTTACTCATTACTGTGCCTTGATATATTGTTGGTCTTGCGGATTTATCAGTTTGAGATAAGCCTTTTATCTGTGACCATCTGCTTAAATGACCTCCGTTATAACTAACTGTTGAACCACTAACAGAGATATTTCCCTCGGAACTATTTCCTTGATAGAAAGTTATTAAATTGCCGTCATCATTCTGCCTATTGACCTCCATTGGAGAACCTGTTGCCCTTGTGATAGAAACAGAATCACCGTATCTAGCTGTAAAGCCTACATTTGTTCTACTAAACGATGAAGTCTGACACGTTGTCACATTTCTATTAGTACAAATACGCAACGCCTCTCCATCTGCTCCCCGAAGAAACATTGTTGAGCCACGCAAGGCAAAATCTTTTACAGCATTACTGGCATCATTCAAAACATCTAGACCAACCCCAGAACTAGCAACAGCAGATTGTATGCTTCCAATAGGTCTAACACATATTTGTCCGTCTGTTTCAGCCTTTACGTTAAGAACACCAACAGTACTTGTGTTTCCAATAGAAACCTGTCCTCCTGATAAAACATTTAATCTCTCTGTTCCACCTGTTGATATTTTTACAATATCTGTACCGTAAAATATTCCGCTATTTGCGTCAGCTCCTCTAACAGATGGAGATCCAGCAGATCCGTCAACCGATGCTATTCCTGTTGTTCCGTCAATCGTGATTGTCATGTTTAGAGTTTAGCGAGGAACAAGTAATTAGACAATTGTCCAAGAAGACGTTGAAGGTATTGTAACTGTAATTCCTGAGTTAATCGTTACAGGTCCAAAACTACCAGCATTACGAGAAGCAGTTAACGAATAAGCATGAGTTACTGTCTGTTGGTTTTCCCAGAAAACAGCGTTGTCTCCATCATCTCCACCTGTTGCTCCTTGTCCTGAGCCAATATCAGACCAAGCACCATTCTTATAAACTTCGACTTCATGTTCAGTGCTGTTATAACGTATATCTGCATTTGTAGGAGAGCCAGGTCTTTGTGCTGTGGTTCCTGCTGGTAACTGGACCGAACCAGTTGAGTTAAATATAACTTCACCTGTAAATGTAGCTCCAGCTAATAAAGCAAGACCTAGATTCGCTGCATTACTCGATCCGATTTCTACCCATCCGTTATTACTTCCATTCCTCATCTTCAAGAGGTTATTACTTGTATCCAACCAGAGCATATAAGCCACAGTTGTTGACGGTGCTGACGATCCAGAGTTCAGCGATTGAATTGCACCAAGAGCGTCATTTATGTCACTACGTACACTTGAGCCTGAGCCATTAGCTATCGAGTAATCGTGCTGTGACATTTCCTACCTCCAGTTCCTCATTAGTTTAGGCACCTCTGCCATAGCCTACCGCAGTCCAAGAGAAATTCTTGTTAATTGCTGACCCTCCTGAGTTTTTCAGGGTCACAGTGAATTGGGTTCCTGTAACTGTTCCCATGTCGATGTAATCACCGCTAGAGAGTCCATGAACAATAACAGAAACACTTGGTAGGTATGCTGTTGTGCTTCCACCTAAAGCAGAAGTCCCCGTCCAGAAAGGCTTAGTAAATGTAATTGTCTTAGCACTTGTGCCACTAGCAACAACGCCTGTACTGTGTTCCGTTCTCTGATCAAATCTTGCTTCATAACCTAACTGGTCAATCAACATATTTTCTGTTGTGTCTCCACTTGTTAGATCAGTTTTAAATTGAAAACCTCTACCACTAAATGTTCCATTCTTAAGTGAGACCCAACTGCCCCATGTTGGTGAACTACTTGGATCATCCGTTGTAGTACGAACAGAAAGAGAAGCATTAACAGAATCAATAACAGCACCATCCCAATCAGATCGAGCATCAACATCAGGCCAAACATCCATTAAATCGCTTGGTCTTAATCCTCTAGTAACAAAATATCTTTGAAGATCAAGAGCAAACGCACCACCTAAATCCAAAGTATCAGCAAATTGATAAGAGCCTGTAGCGTTTATATCTCCACCACTTGAAGTTAATTGAAGAGCATCAAGTGTTGCATCATATTCTGTATTTGTTTTGCTACCTGTAAACGGAGTTGGACTGATTTGGTCGTCTCTTTGATTTTTAACTAATAAAGTCTCTGCCTTTTGTGCTGCTGTTTGAATAATAACGCTTGTAGCATTTGCGCTGAAATTCCCCGAATCATCAGCAAACTTAACCAGAGTTTCTCCAGTCAGTTTTGGAATAATAACTTCTGTAGAAGCTCCCGCTATCGCATCAATTAAATCAACTGAGTTATTCCAAGTACCCGTTCCATCAGTCAAACTTGAATGACGAATATGAACCTTGCCTCCTACTTTTACATCAAGAGCAGTTGTTTGAGTCCATTTTAATCTCCCTGAGTTTGGACTTACATCTTCAAAAGTCAGACCAGCAACATCTTCTGGAACTGCTGTTTTTCCTAATAAGTTAAAAGTATTTGTTGCAAAAGGACTAGAAAAACCTAAATGGTTTGTTGCTTGAATTTCTGTTTTTAATGTTCCTACCTTTAATCTTTCAATACGAAGAGAAGAATCACTGGTTGTAGTAGAAATCCAATTATTATTATTTAACTGATAATTAACTCTATAATCCGTTGTTTGATCAGAAGCAGACCAATCTAATTCAAACGCTGTTTTAATACTTTGTCCATCTTGATATAAATGTTCTACACCAGAGACATTCGTTACAGCAGAAGGAACAGCACTTAAATTACTAATATCAGGGACGGAAAGTTCTTGATCACGATCTACTGCATCGTAAATACTACTGTTATAAACAAGTGCCGTGACTCCATAAGTGCTTTCATCAGCTTCCGTTACATTTAAAACTCTAAATTGTTGATATTGAATATCATCTGTTTCTATCATCCAAATAGCTTGAACTTGAGGTATCTCTGATAATGCACTCGTAAGAGTTACTTGTGTTCCACTAATTGATTGAACATCTTTCCTTTCTACTAAGCCAGAAGGTAGAAGAACCGAACAAACAGGGTTATTTGCTTGATCTATTGAATCAAAATCGGTATTACTATCAACAGTAAAAACAGTGGTAGATGTAACAGAAGAAATTCTTCCACCTCTTCTTTTTCCACTCTTAACAGGATCAGCAATGTCAATTACCATCCCAGGAGATAAAACAATTCCACTGTCTAATGCAACTCCAAAAGTAACTGTTTCAGTTAAATTTTGTTCACTAAGTAACAACCATTCTCCAAATCTGTGAGCTTGTCCTTGTGAGTAACATCCAACAGCTTTTGTTGTTTTATTAATAATTCCGTAATTACTGATTCCATCAGTATCTTCTACATATTCATGTTGAACTTCTCCAAGTAAATCGTAATCTTGCCATGCAACCGTAGCTGTTGTATGTCTAGCTTTCTGGGAAGACCCACTATAATTAAATATGCCATCAACGACATTTGAAGGATTTAAAGTATATTGACTATCCGATGGACTGTCTTGATTAAGTATTAACGATCCAGCTCCGTAATAACTAATACCTCTAAAGACAGAAGAAAGTTCATTGATGGCATCAAAGACTTCTAACCTTGAAGGTATATATAAATTAATAGAGAAACGTGGTTCGTTTCCACCTTTTCCATCAGGAACAAGCTCATTACAATATTTTGAAACTGTATAGAAATCCCATTTATCTAAAGAAGCTTCTGGAATGGATGCTCCGTAGCGGGTGCTTGTCATAAGATCCCATAACGCCCAAGCAGGATCAGCACACCATTGGGCAGCAGCAAAAGTACCGTTCCAAATGCCCGAATAAGTAAGCCTTCCTGTATTTGCATCGACTGAAGCATTAGAAGGAATAGATATTTTTAATCCTTTAACTAAATATCTTCTTTGCGGTATTCCACCGAAATTTCTAGAATCAAACCTCAGATAACATAAAGCAGAGTTTGGGTATCTAAATTTATCATCAATAATTTCTGTATAACTTGCCCAAAAAGTCTTGGTTGCGATTCTACTGGTTGAGTTATCTGCTGTAACTCTTAAAACTTTAATATCAACAGGAAAAGCACCATTTAATGTGATCATGTAATCACGCTGATAAGCGTTGCTACTTTTACCGCTAAAATGACATTCGTGAACTGTATTATAACCACCGCCATTGTATTGAAGTTGGATTCTTGCATGAACAGAAGTTCCAACAATATCACCGTCATCTTCTACTAATTGCAGTGCTGGAAGGCTTAAGGTAACTCTTACTCTGTCTGTTGTTGTATCCGTTATTTGTCTTATGCGTGGAGTTGAATTTAATACTTCAAGATTTACATTCGTCTCTCTTTGGCTTCCTATTGAACGATTAATATAAGATTGATTTTGAGTACCTGTCTTTGTGGTAACAGAATAGCCTTCAAAATTAGAACTTCCGTCACTGCTCTTTATAGGGGTTCCATCTAAATAAATACTTTTCTCTGTATCAACAATACCTTCAATTGGCCCTTCACAAAGTAGATCAATAACTTCGACCCGTTGAAAACTTTGAAGGGTGTCATCTGCCTCTGTAGGAATATGTTGTTTGCCTCCTCCTTTCCCTCCTTTAGATCCGACAATATTCAATTTTGGAGTGGTTTCAGTCATGCGTTATATGTATCTATGCCAACGCTTAGGACAGAACTTCCAACAAAACATTTACCATAAACAATCGGGACTGCTCCTCCTTGGGCTGCTGTTTGTTGGATGCCGCTAAAAGAAAAACTTTGTAATTTTTTTGCTTCAGGTGGAGCTTGTGGAACAGGAGTTAGCATCTCAGAGATGCCACTTAACATAAGAGAAGCTCCTACATATAACGCAGCTTTAGCCCAAAAGCCAGTAGCAGCCCATCCTGTTATTCCTTTCGCAAAAGAGAAACCAAGTCCAGCTCCAAAGCCGCCTGTAGCAAATACAATACCAACAATTATCGCTCCTCCAATAAACCTTTTAAACGCTCTACCTATTCGTATTGCTCCCATAACAACAGGAGTTATATGAAAAACTTCTTTTTCACTCCAAGGATATAAAAGATTTTCACAATTGTCTTCATATACTTCAGTCTTCCCTATTAGAACTTGAAAACCAATACCATCATCACCACTATCAAGAAACCATTTATCAAGACCAACAAAATTTGCACATAAAGCTTTTATTGCTTCAGCCGCACTAAAAACATCAAGTTCAAAGGTTCCTTGACCTCCTAATCTTTCTTTTAAAGCTCCATAGACCTTAACGACTTTCATGTCTTAACACCTTTGCGGTCATCTTATAATAATAGCCTCCCCTCTTATAAACATCACGACTTGATAAACGGTTGGTTACGTGGTGAAGAATAATGTTTTCGCCTAAATAGATCGCTGCATGATTTGGAACGGGACTTTCAATATTCATTAAAATAATATCTGCATATTGAATCTCTTCGACCTTTACCTCTCTCATCCCTTCATTTTTAAAATTATCAAGGTAAAGATTCTCTCCTTTATTCCACCAATTGTCCTCCCTGTTGTATTCACTCATTTCAATGTTTAATTCTCCTTTATACCAATCTTTCCAGAGCGCATAACAATCAACAATTCCATGCGCCCATTGACGACCCACATAAGGAAGCTTGAATCCTGATGGTTCGTAATATCCCCATTCTTCAGTATTTGGATTAACAATAAACCAAGGTAAATTATTCCTTTCACAAGCAACTTTATCTGCCTCGCTAGGGATTGGTTTTGCTGTTGGGTGACTATGTATTACTGCTACAATTTCACCTTGTTGTTCACATTTTAAATAATCGGACGGATCAAGACAAAAATGCAATTCAGGTTCTTCTGCTTGATTCTTACAAGGAAAATATCTTTCCCGACCTTTTACAATATAAGCAAGACCAACACTTTCTCTAGGAGCCTGTTCTTTTGCATGAACTAATGCTTTAGCCTTTGTTGCTTCATTTATATTCATCTTATTTTACCCGCACTAGGGAACGATCCAAAAGGTAATTCACCGTTTTCGCCAAACCTAAGTTTGCAACTTTTTACAGACTTTCCACAACGATCAGTTGCAATTGAACCTGTTGGATTATTGTCAGCATCCCAATAGTTACTACCTGTATAACTGCACTCAGAACTTCTATAAGCCCACTGACAGACATTCGCAATCAATTGTCTCTTGGGGACAAAATGTCCTGCCAAGTCGAATTTTGAAGCCAGCTCGAAACTGACAATTTCTCTGTTTTCATTGGCTTTTCTATCTATATACCAAATCTCAACGGGCCATTGAGCATTTGAATCAGCCGTTGTTTCTCCGTCTAAGTATCTTTTAAGTGTCCTGATCCTTCTAACTTCTGCTCCTGTTAAATCGTTATGTGGTGTTACAGCATTTACATCAATCAAAAGGGCACTCATAATTCCATCTGTATTTGCTATTGTCAAAGTTGGTCTAGGTAAAGAACCTGAAGCCGATTGTTCAAAACCGTCTGCCCTGATAGGTACACTTCCATAAGTATTTCCATCCCAAACAATTCCTCCCGTCAATTCTGCATTACAACCGTTATGCCAACGAGTAATATTTGTGCTTCCATGCAAAGCGTTATCTAGTCTTAATTCAAAAAGTTCAATGATTGCACTAGGAGCAAGGACAGAAATATCAGCATAAACACTACTAATTGCCTTCCAAGTAACAGAGCCATCAGTTGCTTCAACTCCTATATCTGTAGGCCAAACAGGTTCAGATCCTCCACTCGTTCCAGCAGTAACACATTTAAAAAATAAACCTGTAACTTGATCTGTTGCAGCTCTTCTTACATCTCCTAATGCGTAAGCAGTTGAAGCAGCCCAAGAAGCAATTGCCATGTTTTAAGGCTCCGCTACTTCTTCAAAACTTGCTTGGATCGTAGCTCTGTTTTTATATGAAATGGATTTAGACCATGATTGGCATATAAATTTAGATGAACTACTTTCGCCTGGAGGAGTCCAATCAAAAGATTCTTGACCAGCTCTTGCATCTAAGAAATCTGAAATTGTATCTGCATCTGTCTCGCTAATATTGTTCCATTTAGGAGAATAAGATTTTAAGTTTTGATTTAGGCCGAAAACTGTTCTTTGGATGTAACCATCACCAAACTGCACCTGTCTTACGGTAGGGGCACTTACCTTTCTTATTCCGTAACTTGGACTTGGAGCTGATGGACTTGTGCTTGAGTTTGGAAATGTTGCCATGATTTAAGCTAATAAACCTCCTGGTCTTTTTTGTTTAACGATTTCAGCTTGAATTGCTGCTGCCAACATATCACCTAATTCTCTTGCCTGCTCTTCCTCTCCTTCGACTGACGAACCAGAAGCATCTACGTTAACAATAATAGAAGTGCCTCCTCCTCCTAACTCATGGTTCGGAATGACTGTACCTGTGCTTCCTGGAACAAATAATTCTGGGCCTTCTTCTCCTACGACATAAGATTGACCTCTTCTAGCTTTACCACCATCTGCTAATCCGTAATTTGGACCAGCAACTCCTTTGCCAGTCATAGGATCGAAATACCCCCCTCCAGGACCACTCATTATTGAGGGGAGGAATAGTCCTAATATTTTCATTTTTATGTGCATCGCAATCATTTGTGCAGCCATATCTAAGAAAGAATCTGCAATCCGACTAAACATATTTGCAAACGCTTGTTGAACACTTATTGTCCCGTTAATTACCCCTTTAAATGATGAGCTAAATGATGAACTAATTGCATCAGATATTTCAACCAGTGCATATTGGGCATTGGTTAATTTTTTTATCTCTTTTTCTAAATCTACAACTGCTGATCTAACAGGACTTGCAAGAATTTCTGCATTTGCAAGTTTAGCTTTATTTATATCTTTTTGGACTTGTAATTTATCTTTTTCATGCTGGAGTTCGGCTGCTTTTTCTGTATCATCCATCATAGTTGCTACTCTTATTTCATGTTCTAGTTTTGCTAATTCATTATTAATTTTCCTAAATTCAATTTGTTGTTTCATTACATTTAGATCTTCGCCTCTTGCTGTTAACGATAATTTTTCAATAGCTAATTGATCTGTCAATGTCTTCACTTCAAATGCTCTTTCTTTATTTAAAGCTTTTTTGATCATCAATGCGGCTTTTTCCTTTTTCTCTCTTCCTTCTGCCCCCTCTGGATCCATGTGGGTATCCAAGAAAGTACGAACATTCTTTTTGAAATCATCACTTTCTAATATGCTTTTTGGTATTTCGTTATCAATCCACTTCTTAACATCTTGTCCTGTAATCTCTTTAAATTGCTGCTGCGCTACGACTCTAGTTTGTGGTAGACGAGAGGCTGGCCCAGATTTAAAATATTTAAAAACTTTATCGACATCACTTTGAGGCCCAGTAATTCCTTCATTAATTTTCTTAATAAAACTTGCTAAAGGCCCAGCAACTAAAATACTAATAGACGTACCTAATATATTTAATTGATTATTTAAGTCCATCTGTTCTTTATTTAATTCCCTGAGACTTTTACTTGTTAAATTTCCAAATTGTTCATTAAATTTCAGCATAGCAGCTTCCGCAGCTACACCTTTTAATCCCATTTTGTCTAATACACTTAATGTCTTTCCAAATTCTGTTCCTACTTGCCCCATTGCTTTAACTAAAGTTTCAATATTATTAATAGGATCATCTAAGGCAGCAGCTAATTCTTTCGACTTAGCAATCATTTTGTCAACTTGCGCTCCTAATTGCGTTCCAACTAAAGACAATCCAAAACCTAATCCTCCTCCTAACATTCCTCCACCTAAACCACCTAAACCACCACCAATCGAAGCTCCTAATCCTTGACCAAATAAAGCAGGGAAAGCTCCACCAATTAATGCGCTATTTAGTCCTTCCTTCCTTCTCGCTGCCATACCGCCTGGCTGGTAGAACATACCTCCAGGCATACTGAACATCTGAGTCTTACGAGAAGGTTTAGGCCCATAGAAGTTTGCGTCTCCTTCTCTTGCGCTGACACCCTGTATATCAAAAGCACCTTTATTTAATTCACTGTTCATCTGCTGTATTCTTGTCGTCACCTCCCTGTATTCTTTTCCTGTTCTATCTAATTGCTGTCTTAGATTTTCAAGAACTCTTATATAACGCTTAATACCTGATTCTGTTTTACCTGGATCAAAGCCAAGTAAATTACCCATTCCTCTAAACGCACCAAATTTTACCGAATCATTCCCTCCAGCCATTCTTTTATAAGCATCTGCGACTCTATTTATCTTTTTGACGTAATTATCTAGTTGTTTAAATTGAAGAGTAAAATCAGCCTTCGTAATAGAGTCAATAAGTGTATTTTTTGTACCTATATCTCTAGCTCTTGTCGTAGCTCTTAATCTTTCCCATTCTTCAATATAACGCCTTAAAGTACCTGTACTCTCTTTTAAAATCCCTGAGTTTTGTTGGAAAGCCTTTGCATTTTCAACAGTATTTTTTCTTACAACAGACGCTTCTTCTTTAAGGTCTTTTAATGCTCTTTTTGCCTCTCTAATCTCTTTATTAGACTCTTTTACAGCTTTTTTATTGTCAAAAAAAGTTTTACCTAAAGCCGTTAAGAATTTAACAGTAACTTCTGCTCCTTTCCCTACTTGGACTATCGCTGATCCAAGATTTGATTGTTCTAGCTTTAATTCCTTATTTTTCCTTGTTAACTCTTTTATTGTTTGCTGTGTTTTCCCTATTTGAGTTTCTAAATTCTTAAAATCTTGATAAAGCGTTCTAAGTTTATTGTTTCCCTCAAGATTGAGTTTTAAATTTATGCCATAATCACTCATCGAATCGACCCATTACAATATCTTTCCATAATACCTCTATCTTTGAACTCTAGTCGATTTTGATTTAGATCTCATCTTTTCTTCTTCTTCGTTCTTTACCTCAAAAAAAGCAGCCCATCCAACTAACTCTTCTGTTGTCATTTTTTTTGTCAGTTCCGAAAGAGTCATTCCTAACTCTTTCGCTAACGCAAACATGAAATACCAGTCACTATTTGCTTTTCAAGTCTGTCTTCGCTTCCTCCACCTTGTTTTCTTGACCTGAAGCCATCATCGCAAGTTGAATTTCCTGTAAAACACTTGCATTGATTTCTCTTCTTAATATCGCACGATGTCCATCTTGAAATAGTTTTTTACCATTTTCATCTATTGCTTTTTCAACCATAAGGTTTAAAGCAAATTCATTGCCAACTTGATCATCTCCAGATTTTGCCATGATTGATTCTCTTTCAGCAATCGTTAATGGATGCCAATAAACACTGAAAAGCACTTCACCATCAACCATTACATCATGCTTATATTTTTGACTTACACCAAATTTGTTTTTTAGAAGTTCAATCGCTTCCATGTGGAAAATTTATACTATTACCATAATACTATACGTTTGCTGTAAATTGACAAGAGATAACCCCCACAAAATGAGATCTATCTTCAATTTCCAATACGGATGGTCCTACGATGTCTCTTGTCTTAGGACTGCATTTGAAAGTATCAACATAAGTTGAACTATTAACAGAAGCAAAACCATTAATTACTGATTCACTGATGCTGGACAAGTCAGCCGTACCATTACCCTTTGGGACGTAAACATTACATTGAGCAACTCCTAAGTAGAAATCAGAAGAAGCACCTTGATTTTGTAATGTTGCTTGAGCAAAATTAACTGTCATTGTTATGTATTTGACAGTCTTGCCTGGAGTTGTATAAGAAATATTGTCATAAATCATCTTTACTTTTGGATTGGAGGTTAAGACCTCATCAGTTACAGCTTTTTCTAGTGCTGCCCTAACATTTACAAGTGTCATAATTAATACTCCGTATAACGAATATAACTTTGACCAGAAGTTTGACCAAAGCCTCCTATTCCTGCTTCTCCACCAATAAATGTTGTTCCTTTGTCTTTCATAGTATCTTTTATTAATTGACCTAGTTCTCCTTGAACAAAAAGCTGAACTTTTCCCGATTCTAAAGCGTATATCGAATATTTAGCTTTGTTTCCAATAAAAACACTTTTATCAATTGAGAAATTACTTCTAACTTCAAATCTTGGTTTAACTTCGGCTAATGATTTTGATAAGGCTCTTCTTGCACTTCTAGTCTGACCCATATTGATTTGTTTCTTAATTGTTGACCAAGGGGCGTGTGTCTCAACTCTGTCAGTAGGTTTAATAGGAACACTTTGAGCTTTCCAACTGGACGCAAAGAAACCTGTGTAAACTGGACTCCTTTTCTTAGTAGAGAGCCTTTTTATTACTTTTTTAATTAAAGCGTTATAGTCTCTATTTAGCTTAAATTCAAGATCTCCAGAAACTGTGTCGGCTGAAAAAACTGGAAGTTTTGCCATCAGAACCTTACCCGAATCGTATGTAAATAAACTTGCCCACCTTTTAAAGTCTCTATGTCTGTAATTTGAGTAGTTACGTTGCTTCCTGCATAACTTAAAGTTATTTCATCTTGGAACGTAGGTTGGTGATCTCCTATTAAATTAGGTGTGATATATAACTTAGCTGCCCTTAATTCCCTACTATCAACTTGCTCTGTTGAGATAAATTCGATTGGTACTTTTATATCCGAATAAGTAGTCGTTGTAATTAGCTGTTTTCCTGCGGCTACGTTGTAACTGCCTTTCGTGTTCGTAGTGTATGTAATCGTGGTATCTAAAGACGACCCAAGGTCAGATACAACCTGTTTGGCAATTGCTTTAAATGCTGTGTCTAATGCTCCTGCCATGATTAACCTCTAACTACCCGAACTTGATAGCTGCCACTTCCACCAAGACAATAAGCACCAAGATAGGACTGCAACCAAGGATAAACGTCAAAAACATTGTTAATCGTTCCAACACCCTGACTATCGGTGTTGTATTTCACCTCTATCTCTCCTAGTTTTACCTCTTCATAAGTCCCATCGGTTCCTTTGTTACCAGTTATTGCATCTGTTTCATTTGCTAAGGCTCTAGCTAATTCATATTCTGCATATTTAATACTTGCAGGAATCGCAGTACAAGCAAGTTCAACATCATCAACTTCATAATTATTTCGAGGCCATTTTAATGCTTGCCCATCATCACAACGATCACCATAAAAGTTAAGACTATCAATCCATCTCGTGGCAGATATTAATGCCCTTTTCTTTTGATCATCAGTCTTATTATCCCAAGTTGTTGAATCTGGGACGGTTTCAAAATAAGTGTTTGCTTCAGCTAAAGTCACATAGCTATTAGCTGTTGCAGACTTCAACGTGGCAGTTATTGTTGCAGCCACAA